GTTTACCTATAAGGCACAAGAGTCTTATCGGTTGGATTATATTGCCAGTGTAGAACTTGGGCAAAAGAAACTTGATCACTCTGAGTTTGATACATTTAAAGATTTCTATACAAAGGGGTGGCAGAAGTTTGTAGAATATAATATCATTGACGTGGAACTTGTTGACCGTATGGAAGACAAGATGAAATTGATTGAACTCGCAATCACTATGGCATATGATGCTAAGGTGAATTATAATGATGTGTTTTATCAAGTTCGTATGTGGGATGCGATCATTTACAATTATCTCAAAAAGAGAAACATTGTAATTCCACCCAAAGAACGTTCAGACAAGGATGCTAAGTATGCAGGTGCGTATGTTAAGGAACCGATTCCGGGAAAGTATGATTGGGTTGTGTCTTTTGACCTTAACTCTCTCTACCCTCACCTTATTATGCAGTACAACATCTCCCCGGAGACACTCAGAGAGACCAGGCACCCATCAGTTACCGTTGATAAGATACTTAATCAGGAACTGACCTTTGAACTGTATAAGGACAGTGCAGTGTGTGCTAATGGTGCCATGTATCGTAAAGATGTCCGTGGGTTTCTACCTGAACTGATGGAGAAGATTTATAAGGATCGCACCATCTACAAGAAGAAGATGCTTATTGCAAAACAAGATTATGAAAAAACTCCGACTAAGGCATTGGAAAAGGAGATTGCACGATGCAATAACATTCAGATGGCTCGCAAGATTCAACTCAACTCTGCATATGGTGCTATCGGTAATCAATATTTCCGTTACTACAAACTGGTCAATGCGGAAGCGATTACGCTTTCTGGTCAAGTCTCTATCCGTTGGATTGAGAATAAGATGAACGGATTTCTAAATAAGATTTTGCAAACCGAAGAAGTCGATTATGTTATCGCATCTGACACTGATTCAATCTATCTTAATATGGGACCTCTTGTTGATAAATTTCTTAGTCATAAGTCTGACGATAAAACAAAAGTTGTTCAGTTACTTGATAAGATCTGCGAAGACAAGTTGGAACCGTTCATTGAACAATCTTATACGGAACTTGCGGATTACGTTTCGGCATATGAACAAAAGATGATTATGAAACGTGAGAATATATCAGAACGTGGTATTTGGACTGCGAAGAAAAGATATATTCTCAACGTATGGAACAGTGAAGGGGTTCAGTATTCTGAACCTAAACTTAAGATGATGGGTATTGAGGCAGTCAAATCATCCACTCCTGCACCGTGTAGAACGATGATTAAGGACGGTCTCAAACTCATGATGAGTGGTACTGAAGAAGAAGTAATTGACTTTATTGATAAATGTCGTAAAGAGTTTAAGGCACTTCCTCCAGAACAAATTGCGTTTCCTCGTTCAGTATCGGATGTTGTGAAGTATAGATCTTATTCTGATATCTATTCCAAGGGAACGCCTATTCATTGTCGTGGAGCACTATTGTTCAATCATTATATTAAGGAGAAGAAACTTGATAATAAATACTCACTTATTAATAACGGTGAGAAAATCAAGTTCATTTATCTGAAGAAACCAAATATTATTCAGGAGAATGTCATCTCATTTATTCAAGACTTTCCACATGAACTCGGTCTTGACAAATACATAGATTATGAACTACAATTTGAAAAGAGTTTTTTAGACCCACTCAAATCTATTCTTGATGCGATTGGGTGGAATGTGGAGAAAACAGTAAACCTTGACTTATTTTTTGTATAATGGATTTTTTAAAAGACATAGTAAAGGAAATCGGAGATGACTTTACCAAACTGGCAGCAGATATTGACGAAACTGAAACATACGTTGACACGGGTTCTTACATTTTTAATTCACTGGTCTCAGGTAGCATATTTGGTGGTGTTTCTGGGAATAAGATTACTGCCATTGCTGGTGAGTCTTCTACTGGCAAGACTTTCTTTTCTCTCGCTGTCGTCAAAAACTTTCTTGATTCTAATCCTGACGGATATTGCCTTTATTTTGACACCGAGGCAGCAGTTAATAAATCTCTTCTCGAAAGCAGAGGAATTGATCTCAAACGTCTTGTCGTGGTCAATGTAGTGACTGTTGAAGAGTTCCGTAGTAAGGCACTCAAGGCAGTGGATATGTATCAAAAAGCACCTGAGGAAGAACGCAAACCCTGCATGTTTGTGCTAGACTCTTTAGGAATGCTTTCGACTGAGAAAGAGATTACTGATGCACTCAACGAAAAACTTGTTCGTGATATGACAAAATCACAACTGATCAAGGGTGCCTTCAGAATGTTGACACTCAAGTTAGGGCAGGCTAAAATTCCAATGATCGTTACCAACCACACTTATGATGTTATCGGCTCTTATGTTCCTACTAAAGAGATGGGAGGTGGTAGTGGTCTTAAGTATGCTGCCAGTACCATTATTCATCTCAGCAAGAAGAAAGAAAAAGATGGAACAGAAGTCATTGGAAATCTTATCAAGGCAAAGACTGCTAAGTCACGTTTAAGCAAGGAGAACAAGGATGTTACGATACGTCTTTATTACGATGAGCGTGGTCTTGATAGGTATTATGGTTTACTTGAGTTAGGTGAACTTGCCGGAATGTGGAAGAACGTTGCCGGTCGTTATGAAATGGATGGTAAAAAAGTATATGCCAAGGCAATTCTAAAAGACCCAGAAGTTTATTTTACAGAAGAAGTAATGCAGCAACTTGATGCTGCCGCGAAGAAGATTTTCTCTTATGGTTAAACTTTCTGATTTAATTCACATTCATGAAAATTCTTTAGAAGAAAATATTTGTGATGAATTGGTTTCTTTTTTTGAATTAAATTCCGATGAGCATGAAATTTTGGATAATAATGGAACTCCAAATTTCACTCAACTTAATATAACTAAAAATAGATCTAAAATTGAGAAGGCACATGATCATATTATAAAAAAAGTTTTTAAATATAGAGACAAATACTATAACTATGTTCATAAAAATGTTTTTCCTGAATCACATGCATTTGAAGAATTTAGAATAAAAAGGTATAATACTGGAGGAAATGATCGTTTTGATACTCATGTTGATGTTAAAGAATATCCTACTGCTAGAAGATTTTTATCTTTCTTTTGGTATTTGAATGATGTCGAAGAGGGTGGAGAAACCGAATTTTCTGATTTAATTATTAAACCAAAAAAAGGAACACTAATTATTTTTCCTCCACTTTGGATGTTTCCTCATAAAGGAAATCCTCCAATAAGTGAATCAAAATATCTTTTAAGCACATATTTACACTACACATAATGGAACGGATTGAGACTACAATTCTCAGAAACTTAATATGTAACGAAAATTATTCTCGTAAAGTAATTCCATTTATAGAACCAACATATTTTGAGCAAAGAGGTGAAAAAGTAATCTTTGAGGAGATTACTCAGTTCATTGTGAAGTATGGTTCTGCAATTACAGCAGAAGCACTAAATATTGAGGTTGAGAATCGGACAGATCTAAACGAGAGTGAGATTAAGGAAACCAGAGACATCTGCAATTCGTTTACGGATCTTCCAGTAGATAATGAATGGTTATTAGACACTACCGAAAAGTGGTGTCGTGACCGTGCGATTTATCTTGCACTGATGGAATCGATTCACATTGCAGACGGAAATGATGAGAAGAAGAGTAGGGATGCGATTCCTTCTATTCTTTCTGATGCACTGGCAGTTTCTTTTGACAACAACATTGGACACGACTACTTAGAAAACTATCAAGAAAGATATGAGTACTATCACAGGAAGGAGGAGAAGGTTTCGTTTGATCTCGAATACCTTAATAAGATTACGAGCGGGGGTATATCTAATAAGACTCTTACTATCGCGCTTGCTGGTACTGGTGTCGGGAAGTCTTTATTCATGTGCCATGTTGCTAGCTCCGTGTTGCTCCAAGGGAAAAACGTACTCTACATTACAATGGAGATGGCAGAAGAGAAAATTGCTGAACGAATTGATGCGAACTTATTAGATGTTGCTATTCAGAACATTGTAGATTTGCCTAAGTCAACGTTTGAGAATAAAGTAACTAAGTTAGCAGCAAAAACACAAGGCACACTTATAATTAAAGAATATCCTACAGCATCTGCACATAGTGGACATTTTAAAGCACTTCTTAGTGAGCTTGCACTTAAGAAGTCATTTAGACCTGATATTATTTTCATTGATTACCTTAATATATGTGCTTCCTCCCGTTATAAGTCAGGGATGTCTGTCAATTCATATTCATATATTAAATCTATTGCAGAGGAGCTTAGAGGGTTGGCTGGCGAAGCCGAGGTCCCTATCGTATCTGCCACCCAGACCACTCGTTCTGGTTATGGTAGCTCTGATGTTGACCTTACTGACACTTCTGAGTCCTTTGGTCTCCCTGCTACTGCTGATCTTATGTTTGCCCTTATTAGCACTGAGGAACTTGAGCAGATTGGACAGATAATGGTGAAGCAATTGAAGAACAGATACAATGATACTGTAGTCAATAAGAGATTTGTGATTGGAATTGATCGTTCCAAGATGCGTCTTTATGATTGCGAACAGTCAGCACAAGATAATATACTTGACTCTGGACGGGAAGAAGAGTATAATAACGAGGATAGACCGAAGAAATCATTTGAGGGATTTAAATTTTCATGACCGTAAATACTGACGCATATCTTGAGTTTGTGAATGCCGTCACATCTCAACCCAGTCAAGATGCCGATGCCTTTGAGTATCGTATTCAAGAACTTCGTGGAGAAGGATTTGAAACACATCGACTTCTCACTGCCTCTGTTGGTATGTGTGCCGAAGCAGGTGAGTTTACTGAAGTTGTAAAGAAGATCGTCTTCCAAGGCAAACCAGTAAACGAAGAGAACCTATTTCATCTCAAACGTGAACTTGGTGATATTATGTGGTATGTTGCACAGGCATGTATGGGTCTCAATATTTCTCTTGATGATATCATTGAGATGAATGTTGATAAACTCAAGTCACGATATCCTGGTGG